CGCTTAATTTCAATCACATTTTTCCCTTGTGCTTTTAATGTTTGTTTTAAATACTACACCATTCGCCATCGAACAATGTCTCACCTAGTGCGGTTCTTACGCTATCCCATACTTCCTGCGCTGAATCCCATTTTTCTTGAGCCCAGTCAACAGTATCATCCCATTTTCCTTTCCACCATTCTCCACTAAATACAGTTTCATCTAGTTTGGTTGTAATGGAATCCCAGACCTTTTGAGCAGAATCCCACTTCTCTTGCGTCCATCCAACTACAGATTCCCAGTGTCCAAGCCACCACTCGGAATTGAACACCGTTTCGTTCACCTTGTCCTTTATGGAGTTCCAAACAGAAACCGCTGAATCCCACTTTTCCTGAGTCCAACCTTTCACGGACTCCCACTTACCTAGCCACCATTCAGAATTGAAAACCGTCTCATCAACCTTGGTTTTCACCGATTCCCAAATAGCGACTGCTGAATCCCATTTATCCTGAGTCCAGGCTTTAACAGATTCCCATTTTTCGCTCCACCAGTTAGGGTCAAACATGGTACCTGCAGTAACCTCTTTAACGGCTTCCCACTTTTCAGCCCACCAGTCTCCGCTGAATATGGTTGACTCTAAATAACCGTAAACGAAACCTGCCTGTTCAGCCCACCATCCAGCGCTGAATATCGTTGAAGTGGTTAGTTCTTTGATGGTACCCCATTTCTCGGACCACCAGTCTCCGCTAAATAAAGTGTTTGATAGAGTGTCCTTGACTGAATTCCATAGTTCAGTAGCGTTAGACCACTTCTCGGATGTCCAGTTCTTTACTCCATCCCACTTTTCGCCCCACCACTCGCCACTAAATAGAGTGCTAGATATTTTTTCACGAGCTGTATTAAAGGCGTTTCCGACTGATTCAGCTGCACTACTTGCTTTTTCTTTGATGATATCCCAGTTTTCATCAACCCAAGCACCTGCTGCGCCACCACCAAAGGAACCAGCAATACCACCGATTAGTCCACCGATAGCTGTTCCGATTCCTGGCACGATAGAACCGATTGTCGCGCCAAGAGCAGCGCCACCAAGACCGCCAGCTACATTCCCGACGGCTTCACCCTTCTGATCAGAAGGTGCTGCAAGAATGGATCCTACTCCTAACAAAGTACCGAGTACAGGAACTCTCTTAGCGAAACCACCGATACCTTTACCAAACTTACCTAGATTTTTACCGAAAGTGGATAGCTTGCCGACGTTCTTGAATTGGTTAGGCACGTTCGGTTGGTATCGAGCGCCTTGATTCTTGCCCCAAGGAACTGTATAAGTTGGTCTTTTGCCTCTACCGCCAAACAAACCAGAGAAGAATGTTCCTACCCTTCCGGTTGTTCTAGGTGTTCGTTGTCTTGCTGGAGTTGTTGCAGGAACTGGAGCTTTCGGACCTTTCTTACCACCGAAAAAGCTATAGACACTTTTCGGAACATCCCAAAGTATGGTTTTACCAATTTTGAATGCACCAACTAAAGGATTTACAAGGAAAGATAATACAGATGCACCGATCGCGGTCGCTATTGCTGCAGTTCCGAAACTGCCAAGACTAGGATTCTTGAATGCTTCACTCCACAAACCGCCTATGCCTTTAATACCTTCTTTGACACCCCAGATAATGCCGTCCACAATGGCGCTTCCAAGTGTTGTTCCTACTTCTGTAACCCAAGGTAATCCAGTGTTATTCCACCACTTACCTAGATCATCCATAATGAACTTGAATTTACCTTCGAAATCAAGGTTCTTAAATTCGTCATTTTCCAGATAATTGTCTCGAATGTGGCTAAATCCACCTTCTAATTTACTGAATACCCACTCAGACGCTTCTTCTCCAGCAGTACGGACAGTATTCTTCCATTCTCCCCATGTATCTTGGTTGTTTTCTATCCATTTTGAAATTGCATCTAATCTCGGTTGCATGGATTCAAGTACACCAGTTCCAGCTTCACGGAAAATTGTTGATGCATACCCTTTAAGCGTTGCAATTTGTCCTGATGCAGTTTGGGAGAACTTACGCGCCCCGTCCTTGAAGGTGCTGTCAATTTCATTAACAATTCCAGTCCACCCAGCTGCTTCATAGTCATCCTGGGTAATCTTCATGTTAAACGACTTCATCCGTTCGAACTCGCCCATCTGAGCATCAGCTAAGGCTTCCATTGCATCGGAAACTGTAGCACCTGGCGTTAATGCAGCCATGTTAGAAGCGATTTCTAGCAATTGTTGGGCTTGGTCGATATCTCCACTAGCCACTCCGATACCACGAGATAAAGCTGGGAATAATTCCGCGGAACTAAATGGAGTTGTATCAGCGAATTGACCCATCCATTTGATTAGATCATCCGCTTGCTTTTGGTTGCCGTCTAGCCAGTGAGTCATTGCTACCTCGTAGCCCTCGAAATTCATCGCAGAGCCAACGGTTGCGCTTGTTAAACTACCAGCCCCCACTAATGCTATACCGACAGTGATAAGCGATGGTATGGAGAATAGAGTCCTTCTCACCGTACTAACTACCGATGAAGCTTGGTTTATCGCTCTAATGGTGAAGTCGCGGTACCTCGGTATGGCTGATTTAGTGAATGAAGCGATACGACCGACTGTTTTAGTCGCAATGTCAATGGCTCTTACTGAGAAGTTATAGCCTTTTGCAAGCATTCGCCTTCCGTAGTTGGCGATTTTATGCATTGTAGGCATTGCTCGGTCTCTGGCCATGATGGTGAACATATGAGTTCCAAGAATATTCCCAACCATATAACCTCTGATGTTTTGCATTACTGATCGCGCTCTGTCTCGAGCTCGCATAACAATTTCATAAGACCTTGGCATTCTTCTTTTTAAGTAATTATTAATAGACTGCATAGACTGGGTTGCTCTGTCATTGATAGAGACAACAAAACTGTAAGTACGAGGCATTTTCCGCTCCGTGTACCTAGCAATTGCTTTTAACGACTTCGTTGCCCTGTCAGCTACATCGATTTTCATTTGATGCGTTTTAGCGATGTCTTTAACAACAAACTTACTTAGTTTAGCAAGATGTCTAGTTGCCTGGTCCTTTACTTTCAATGTCATGGGTTGGTCTATTTTCCGACGGCTCTTTTCAATTTTCTCGAGCGAATCATGCATTTGATTAAGTTTTCGGGAAATCTTGTCCTCCATGTCAAACCGAGCTGTTAGTTTAGCCATTGTTCATTACCTCCCTTCTACCCTTTATTTGCTTTTTCTGCCTCTTTCGCTAGTTGTTCGAGTTTGAAACCGATGTTTGCATAAAGCAAGGCTTTAAATCTTCTTGGCGCTTCATACAGTTCTCTAAGTTCCGATGGGGAATACTTCAATTCTGTCATCGCGTAATAGAAGTAGACCGCCTCTTTATCCCCATCTTCTATTAGTTTTTTGCTGCTTCTTCCAAGTCCTCGATAGAATCATCAAAACCATTTACTTCTGCAGCCTTTGCGATCCAGTTAGAATATTCACCAGCAACATTGAGAACTTGCTTGGCAATCTCAATCGGATCCTCTGATTTGTATGCTTTTCTTAATTCGACTGCCTTGAAATTAGGGTAAATAGTGGATTCAACTGCAATGTGAGCCATGAAGCGAGCGTTATCCACCTTTTCGCCAACCTTTTTATTCCCCTTAATTACTGGCTTCGTATGGAGTTTTTCTAATTCATCCACTCGATCTGTAGTAATTGGTTTAAAGATAAAAGGAATAACGTTCCCATCTTTGTCCTTGAATCGACGAGAAATAGGGGCTGTTACCTCTTCTGTCACCTGTGCATTACCTGGCATGAAATAAGATAAATCCATTACTTGACCTTTGTTTTCTTCACTCATTTAAAATCTCTCCTTTGTTTGAAATAGAAAAAGAGCGACGTATTGTCGCCCCCTTTGATTAATTGAATGTATTATCAAGTGATTCTGGTAGATCGAAGTCCTCGAACGTGAATGGAACTTCTTCTTCAAGTGCTACTGCTTCAACGTCTAATCCAGCAACCTTAACACTGTCAAAGTTAACATCGTATAATGTCACTCGTTCAGTGCCCCGGCCGGATGTCTTATCATCAAGGACAGACTGCATGGTGAAATATGGATCCACGCCTGTAGTGATATATTCCTTCATGATCTGAATGAAACGTGAAGTAACCTTGTGGAATGTCGCAGTGCCAGTTCCTGAACCGCCATTCGCTTTATGACCATCCATACGACGACCCATGATAGGCACTGCCTCTTTGTTCTTCTCAACAGTCGCTTCAAACGTCTTGATATGAGCCAGTTCTTCACCATCTAAGAACAATTTACCTTCTTTACCACTGATAGTATTTCTTGCCTTCAATGCCATATCTTATCGCACCTCCACATCGATATAGAATTTCTCTGCAGAATCAACAGGTTGTACACCTAAATTGATGTTAAACCCATCTCCTGCATTAGTGACCTCAACGATTAGGTCTTCTGCTGGGTCAAAGTTCTGAATTACATTGTTTCCTTGCAATTCGTTCAGGTAAACAGATATAGCTGTCTTAACGATGGAAGCACCGTCTGCGTTTGCCGGGATGTCCTCGCCAGTATTCTTTCTGTTTTTAATTGCTTGTTTCAGGCTTCGAACAAC